CTGCAACTGATTTACCTTCAAGTGCATCTTCAACTTCTTTTTTTGATGCAAGATTACCAATTGAATCAAGTACGATAATCAATTTATCACCGCGATTAATTTCTTGCAACTGTTGCATGATATCAAACTTCAACTGTTCAATATCAGTCAACGGTGTGTGCATCACGCGATCCATATCAATCTGAAATGTTTCAAAGTATTTGATTGGAGTGCCAAACTCAGAATCGTAGAATAAAAGAACTGCTTCAGGATACTTGTCCATGTACGACTTAGCCATGAGCAAAGAGAAAGCAGTTTTAAAATGTTTAGATGGACCAGCCCACATCGTAAGACCTGGTGCAAGTCCACCATTTAAACTACCAGACAATGCAACATTAATCATTGGCACGCCAGTAGGTATCATATCTTTTTCATTGAAGAATTTAGATTTAGAAAGAATGGAACTATCTTTAATCGTAGAATTCTTTTTTAGTTTTTCAAGTAAACTCATTAAATATACTCCTGAATATTAATTAGTAATTATATCACGGATTCTTTTTGGAATGCGGTACATCAAACACAAAAGTTATTCTTGTGCAGTCTCCTACGTTATGTGTGCCGTGTGGCAGTTTGTTGTTGAACCATAGAAGTGTACCTGGCTCAACAATTACTTCATCATCTCCACAATGATACTTATATCTTCCTTGTATGGAAAGATGATATCTGTCTTTGGTTTGATAATATGTACCTTGATCTATATGTGTGCCTACAATATCACCAACAGGTAAAGAAAGAAAACCACATCTAGAGTGTGCATGAAAATGCCTCTTCATAAAGTTTACAACTTCAGTGTGTTTATCATAAGCAGGTGTCTTAACACAAAGTTCTGTATTGTATGCCATCTCACCTGGTTTAGAAATCGCACCCATAACTAATTGTAACACACCTGCTTTGATAGTGTAAATATCTTTATCTAATTGTTCCGTTCCTTCCATTTGTTTCTGATTACCCCAATCATCTTTATACTTTTCTAATTGAGCCTTAATCTTTGAAACATTGATGCCTGTGCGAATGATACGAATATCAGCCAAAGAAACTCTCCAACGAAGTTGGCTTGTCTACTTCCCAACCAATACAATCAAGTACAATCTTAACTGGTTCAATGAATGCTTTTTCAAACTGCATATCATAATCAATATAATCATGCAGACCAAATTCTTTAGGCAGTCTTGTTGGAAAAGAAATCACTGAATCTTTTAGTGGGTTGGGTTGTTTCAGATATGTAAACTTAAGTTTCTCACCTTCTTGAATCATCTGATACTTTTTATCAAGGTTCATCTTCTTCAGTTTATCATTATACAGAATCGCACCCTTCACATGAATTGGTGTGCCTTTCTTATACAACATAACTGAATCAGCATATTCTCTTAGTCCATTTAAGCCGCGAGGAAAAGAAATGTCTTCAACAGGAAGATTTTTAAAATCTTTTTTGAAGTCAGCAATAAACTTATGCACATCTTCTTCTGTGCCTTGCATAATAATCTTGATTAATTCACGCATCTTTTCACGAATCGCGGAGGGTGTTGAAGATTTAATCATCTCAAGACCCATCACTTTCATTTGCGGTTCGTTGTACTGCACACCCTCATTATTATAAACATTCAGAATGTAACGTTTCTTGGCTGTCCAGATACCTTTGTTAGCCAAGGCTTCACGTTTCATCTGCATCTTTTGGGCATAGGAATGAATATACGCAGCAAGCTCCTGATAGCTGCTATCAATAAACGGTTGAAGTTTATCTTCACATACTTTGTCCATGAATCCGATTGTTTTGATTCCGGGCTGTGATACTTTCCCTCCCGAACCAAACACCTTTTCAACAAGTGGACCAAGGCGGAGATAAATGGAGTCGGTGTCCGATGCAATAACATAGTCTTCATCCGTTTTTAAAAGGTTATTCATATATGTATTCAACTTATTTTCAATCCAACGAATAGACAACTGACCCGCCATCGTAACAGCAAGAGCCATTCGTAAATCATAGAAACGAAAATATTGTGAGCCTAATGCACCGTAAGCGGAGTTTAATGATAACTTTTTAGCCAACTGAAGATTGTCATAACGAGATACCAGATTTTGTATTTCATTCTTTTTCACTGGATCTTTTTCGTTCTCATACTCTTGTTTTGCCTTGAGCATAAGTTTTTTAAACTTCTTTCGGTCTTCATACAGTTCTTCCATCATCGCAGGAAGAAAGCCTTGTTTGTCGGTACGAAAGAATTGTGCATTTGGTGTCAACGTAACATCAACAAGACCAGATGTGTCTATTTGCTTTTTTAGTAGTGCATCAACAGAAACATTTTGAGCCAACACTTTGTTCATTTCATCTGTATAATCACTAGCATCTACCAAAGTTTCAGGTGAGATATTGTATTGCATCAACAAATGCGGATATAGACTATTCAAGTCAAACGATGCGACCCAATTGTGTAAACCTACTTGTGGATCTTTAACATATGCGCCCTCAAAACGTTCGTTCTTAGTACCTTTTTCTTTTGGTGGTACAACAATCTTACGTTCAAGCAGATAGTTATAGATTAGTGCATCCCACATTCTAGTTTGTGCAAAGATATCTTCAAAGTTTGTTTTGGTATCATATGCAAGAGTCAAGCCCAATTCAATCAACTTAAGTTTGTTCTCAAGTTTGAAAATAAGATCAACGTCTTTGATGTTGTAGTCAATAAACTTCTGATAGTCTAATTTGTACAACTGATGCAGATTATCATATTCATCATATGAAATCTTACCTTCACCAAGTTCTACTTGTGCAATATTATCAAGGCGATATGATTCTTGTGATTTACCACCAGGCGCATACCAACGATACAATTCAATATAATCTAGTGCAGAAACACCAACGATTGTATAAGCAATGTTGTTCTTTCCCATCGCCTTTACTTCACGTTCATTGATTACGTTCCAAGGAGATAGTTTGTTTGCTTCTTCTTCTCCGAGAACTCTTTTGAACCGATTGATAAGATATGGTATATCAAAAAACTTTATGTTCCAACCAGAGACAACATCAGGACAGTTTTCTTGCCAAAAGTCAAGAAACACTTTACATAGATTCTGTTCAACACCACATTGATAGTAGATAACATCATCACTATTTCTAAAGTATGGTTCACAACCGAATACGTGAGTTTTGCCATTCATAAAGCGAATAGAAATTGCAGTGATAGGTTCACTTGCAATATATGGATCAGGGAATCCATTCTCTGAACCGACCTCAATATCAATCACTGCGATTGAAATGTCGTTCATATTCCAATCAATCATACCTTTGAATTCATCTGCAATGAATGCATAAGTGTGTGATAAGTTGCCATAGATTTTGAAATTGGCAACATCATCGTATTGTTCTATGAATGTTTTTGCCTCACGAATAGAATCAAACTTTAGAGGCTCAACATATTCTCCAAACAGTGTTTTATATTCTGTTTTCTTTTGAACAGGAACAAACAAAGTCGGCTTGTAAGAAACTTTCATCTTAACATGCCGACCTTCTTTGCTTCCACGATAGAGAATATTGTTGCCATAGAGGGCAACGTTAGTATAAAATTTTGCCATTATTTAAGGCTTGTAGCGATTTGAATTCCTGATCCGAACATCGTATTATACTGGTTTAGTAATTCTCTTTGTGGTGTAGTTATCGTGAGAATATCATTTGGTGAGATAACAATACCCGTTTTAAACTCTTCACTGTAGTCAAGAAAAGGAAGAAATCCCATACCACCTGGATCTGATTGCGAACGTGGTGGGATAATAATAATCTGTACAGGTTCTTTTAGAATAACCGCACCAGGTAAAGATTCATCCTCACCAATCGTTGCCATCAGTGTCTTGTCTGATTTGAGTGTGACAAGTTTGATTGTCATACTGGCACCTGAGTATCAGCAGGAACAACACCAATTGTGATCCAACGTTTTGGAAACAACATCTCACGCCCACGAAAATCATTCATGCTATAATTGGGATCTTGTACATAGCCAAGAATCTCAACCATATTATCGTAATCACGCAAAGCCATATCATATCTTTCAGCCTTGGGCATGTTGTTTTGTACTGCAATTTTTTTAGCAATTTCTTGTAAGTTCATCGCTTACCTTCTTTCGTCAAATTTTTCAAAAAATAGTACCATCTTCACTGTGCAAACTTTATTATATTCCAAGATTATTTTCTCTCTTTGCTAAGAAATAGCCAATTAGAGATAGACACATACTAAACAAAAAACTTACAGGTGCATCCCAATAAGATTGAGCAAATACAATAAACATAGCATATGCGAATATTTGATGTTTTACATGATTGAACATTTTATATTAGCCTTATTCAAAAAATCAATACCATTTGTGTTACGATATATGTTTTTATAGAATACTTCTTTTATGCCTGTTTGTGTAATGATTTTTGCACATTCAATACAAGGGGCATGAGTAACAAACAACGTTGCACCTTCGGTTGAATTTGTTGATTTTGCAACTTTGGCGATTGCATTTGTTTCTGCATGTAATACCTCTGCCCTAGTAACCAACAACTCTTTTGTTCCGTCATTGACAACCTCTTCACAGTTATTGTCCCAACCAGTAGGTGTGCCATTATAACCTACACCAATGATTGAATCATTTTTAACAATCACACAACCTACTTGAAGTCTTTTTGCTGAAGAAAGTTTAGAAAATTCTTCTGCAACATTCATGTAAGTAGAGAGAAACTTAGGCTTCATTTCCTGTTAATTCTTTTTTCTCTTTGCGAATAGGAGTGCGTTTATGTTTGTCTTCATGTAACTGGGCACTAATCATCAGGTTTTTAAAATCTGATTTAGTGCTACCTGTCATCGTAGTGAAGAAGCGTTTGACCGAACGGTCGATTCTGAAGTTTTTATCTGGATTCATAGTTAAAATAATAAAGTTATAAAGAGAATGAATTGTAACACACTTCACAGAGAAGGTCAAGAGGTTTGACCCTCTTGACCCGGTAAATATCAACCTGTTAGTAATTGTTTCTCTGCGGGTTGAGTAAAGATTGGCATTACACCGATCTCTACCTTGCGTGGCTTCTTATGCTCAGGTATAACATTCTCCAATCCTACGCGAAGAATACCGTCAACAAGTTCTGCTCCACGAACAACTACCGTATCAGACAATTTAATTGTCTTGGTAAATGAACGTGTGCCGATACCACGATGCAAATATTCACCATTCGTTTGGGTTTCTTTTTGCTCACCTTTGATAATCAAAGATCCATCTTCAACAGTAATATCAAGTTCTTCACGTTTGAAGCCAGCGATTGCTAGTTCAACGATATAGCGATTGTCATCCCTGATAATATTGTGTGGAGGAAAAGTTGATGGTTTTGCATCATCATTAAGCATATATTCAACCTCACGAAGTAGATTGTCAAAACCTACGGTGCGAAAACCTAAAGGTGTTAAAGAAATACGACTTACCATAATAGTCTCCTTAAATTAAGCGAGTTAAAAAATGTGACCCCGAAGGCATCACTACTTTATTTAGCTAATTCAAATGCATCCTTATTAACCAAATAAGTTCTTCCAGGTAATTCTTCTTTAAAGACTCTGATAAATTTATAAGGGTCTTGTTGAATTACCTCTTCAATATTTGAACAGTATACAACTTCACCAGTATACCTGTTCTTTAATTTCGTTGGCTTGTTTTCTGTTTTCATTATGCACCATAATATTATTTCTTACCAATGTTATACTTAGCAATTAACTGCCAGTCATCTTTCTCTTTAAAAGAAATTATTTTTATCTGATATAGTGGTGCAACATCTTCACCAATAATACTTGGGTTCACAATCGTTACCAAACCCCATTCTTCTAGTAATTTGGCAATAGCATTACGTCTTTGGATGTCGTTCTCTGAAATGTTTGATGGCTTACCGTCAAGCGCAAACAATTCTTTAAAATGCACAATGTAATAATGTCCTTGTTTATGCAGAATATGACATGACTGGTAAAGCACTTTCTCTTTACGTGAAGACACGCCAATGCGGGTAAGGGTCTCTTTTACCTTTAGAAAATCATCCTGCTCAACAAGTTTAATTTCAACAAATTTTGTCAGGTCAACCATTTTATTTCCTTAATCCACCGGTATCGGTTTGTTCTTTTAATTGTTGGATTTGTTCTTTGCTTAGAAGAAGCAAAGCCTGACGGGCTTTGATATCAGAGAAACCATAGACGGCCTTAATACATTCTATATCGTCACTTTTCTCAGACTTAATCCACTTCGCAAACGGTCTTTTTTGAGACCTGACGGTATTTAGCAAAAAATCATTTTGCATCTTCCTGTCAATAAAATGACACCTGTTCATTTCGTTGGCATACATGACACAATCTTTATGATAAGATAGTGAACGATTAACTAAGAAAGGTGTATATGCTTTCTCTGTTATATCATCTATAATCAATTGCTTCTTGTTCTGAAGAATTGC